TACAGCCAAATAGGCGTTAGTAACCTCTAAATGGCCTCCAGCGCCGCCGCCTCCTGTAGAGCCAACGCCACCACCGGTTCCAGAGCCACCGCCAGCGCCACCACCTACCACAAGAATGTCAGCAAATCCCGCGGTAGAAATTGTGACTGTGCCGCTTGAATTGAACAGTAGGTATTTGTAACCGGAGTAGGTGCCGGTAGCGGTATTTGAGAAGTTCGCCGCGCCGACACCGCTAGAAAAAGGGGCGAACGTCCAAGTGTTCGTCCCTGTCTTGATCAATGCGGCGCCCTTGTACTGTGCAAGCGTCAGCGGGCTGCCGTTGATCGTCACCCCCACGGCACCGGCGACCGTGACGGTCCCGGCGCCCTGGTTGAGCATTCTTAGCTGCGTCCCGGTAGGCCATGCAACCGACGACTCGAGCGGCAATGTCACGGCGACGGCGCTCGCGTTCGAAAGCGTAACCAGCTTCGTGAAGTCAGTCAGCACAAACGTGTAGGTCGTGCCCGTCTGTGCGTTCTGTGTCATTGCGAGCAGTGGCACCTGCGCGTCGACGTACTGGGCGACCTCGAGCGACTTGGCAGGCCACGCCGACACGAGGTCGCTGCTTAGAGCGTATGGGAGTCCCATGGGTTCATCCTTTCAGTTAGGCGACTAGATCGGCTGCAGCTACGACGTTGTACCACTGCACAGTCGGGTCGACACCGGCCCACGTCAGGACGGCGCTAATTTCGTTCCACCGTACGACTTGGTAGCTGAATCGGGGGTCGGACAGGCTGAGCACTAGCCGATGGTTGCCGGGTGTGTATGTCTCCGACCAGCCTTCGACCACGCCAACGAAGTCGTCGATCGGTGCTGGCTGTGGCATGAGGTCGATGCCGACCTTGCTTCCTGAGATGACGTCGAGCAGGCTGGCTCGTAGGGGGTCGGTGAGTGTCTCGACCAGCACCTCGATGGCCTGCACGGCGTAGCGTGGCTCGGACTGTGTGCGGATGATGTCCGATGCTCTTGACTGCGCGTCGGCTGCTACGTGCAGCTGCGTGGCGAGGGTGAATGCTCGGCGCCCGTGCGTGACGATCGAGGCCGGGTCGGTGTCGTTCTTGCTCTGGTTTTGGTTCTCGCCATAGATCACGGTGACGTCGTTAAGGATCGTGGTCGAGGTGTTGCGCCACACGGGGGACCATGCGACTGCAGTGTGCGGCAGGTCGACGGTGAGGGGCGCTGTGTCCACTCGGTCGTAGATGTCGGCCCAAATGTAGGGCAGGTCAGGCCACGTGTCTGCTGGGTCGATGTCGTACCAGTGCGCCGGGTTGTAGCCGTAGCCTCGACGGCTGTACGACTCCCACAGGACGGCGCCATCCGGCACGTCGCACAGTGTGCCACCGGTCTCGGTGCCGAGGGCTGTGAGCAGGTCGAGGGCCGAGTAACCCCCGTCGACTGCTGCCAGTGCCTCTTGCGTCATGAGGGGGTCGCTGTTGTTGGCGAACGTGACGCCCGAGTCGGTGAGGATGTTCTCGACACGGTCGTCGAGCAGTTCCCTCGAGTAGCCGGCCTCGCCGACGAACTTCAGACCGAGCAGGCTGAGATTCCCGATCAACGTGACATCGAGGCGCGCTATGTACGCGGTCGCGCCGGGTCCGAGGGTCGGGCCGTTCGGGTTGAAATCATGGGTGAGGATCGTGTCCGTGACTCGACCAGTGAACCGGGTGACGCCGTACGCCTCAACCTCGACGACGTCGCTGATCTCCACCGGGATCGACAGGAAACCGTAGAGCGTCATGCTCGCGTCCGAGGGTGCGGGTGCTGCCGTAATGTCGTTGCGACCGTGCGAAACCGTGATCCGGTACTCGACGTTCTCGAGGTCGAGGGCGACGCCGTTGACCAGGACGGTGGGGATCATCCGAGGACCGGGCTCGGTACGGGTACGCCCATCGAGTAGCCGGCGCGTGCATTGCTGTTGTTGATCAGGCGCGCGACGGTCTGGGCGATCTGCTGCTCGGACATCGTGACTTCACGGGCGGCCTGCTGCGCGGCTCGTTCGGCTGCTGCGGACGTCTTCGCGGCCTCTGCGGAGGCGACAGCCTTGGCTACGGCGTCCGCAATTTCCGCCGTCATCGTCGCGCCGATCAGGTTGCCCATGCCTTTACCGATTGCCTTGAGGCGCTTCGTTTCCTTGCCCATTTGTTCGAGGGTCTTGTCGACCATGCCGGTCGCGGCCTCGGTGCCAGCGGGGAAGAACTCGCCGGCCATTGCCGTCGCGGTTGTGTTGGCTAGTTTGGTGACGGATTCCAGTCGGCTGTTGAACGCTTCGACGAGGCCCTTATCGAGCATTTCTTGCCCGAGTTTGCCGCCGGCCTCGGGTCCGAGGGCCGCTATCTGGTCGACGAGTCGCTGGTCTGCTCCGCTGCTCCTGATTGCCGTGAGGACGTTGCCGAACCATTCGTGCTGTTCGATCTGGCGGTCGAAAGCGTCGAGCGATGAAATGCCGAGGTCGGCGCCGGTCTGCTGTGCAGCGCCCAGGTCGATGCCGCCGAGCAGCTGCGTCGCGAGCGTGCTCGAGTAGTCCTTCGCGGCTTGCGTGTTGCGCTCGAGGTCGGCGACCTGTGCGTCAAGGGTGACCTGCAGGTCGTCGACGACGCCTTTCTGCAGGTCGAACGCTGTCGTCAGGAGGTCGGTGGCTTTCGACGTTGACCCCGTTGCGGTCGATGTCTTGTCGAGGGCGGCAAAGTACTCCTTCAGGTTGCCGCCGTTGGTCTTAATGACTGCGTCGTTGGCTGCTGCGATCGCGTTCCACCTCGAGGTCGCTGCCGCGTTTGCGTCAATGTCGGGGGCGCCCTTGCCAAGTGCCATCGCTGTGCGGCTCACACCGCCATAGGCGCGCTCAGATGCCCCGGCCAGTGCCTCGTATCCGCCGGTCAGGTTGAGCAGCATGTTAATCGTCGGACCCATAACGGGGATGCTTTGCACGAGCGTGCTGTTGAAGAATTGGTTAGCAATGGCAGCGTCCCTGATAAGGCTGCCTAGGTCGTTCCAATTCGGCGCCTCGAGGAAGTTCTTGCCGGCCTTGGCTGCCTTGTCTGATGCGGTGACCATTCCGCCCAGTTGCACGACGAGGTCGCCTGCCGCTGCGCCGATGTCCTCGAGGGCTGGCTGCAGGTCCTCCATGGCTGTCATGAGGTCGCCGGTTTTGCTTTCAGTCTTGCCGAGCGCGTTGAGGAAACCGGAGCCGAAACTCTCCTGAAGTTCGCCAAACCCCACAGACAGTCGATTTAACTGCCCTTGGTAGGTGTTCGCTGCGGTCTGCGCTTGCCCGCCGAATGTGCGCGAGAGTTCTGCCGTGATCGCGTTGAGGTTGCCACTCTTGAGAATGTTCTGATCGAGTGCCGGCGCTATCTTCAGCAGTGAGGTCGCCGAGCCCGAGGCTGCCCGTGCGATCGCCTGGGTGACCTGCTCGAGGCTACGCCCCGTCCCCGCACTGGCATCGAGGGCGACGGCAAGCAATTTGTTGGCTTCGGTGACGTCCCCTGTGACTAAAACTAGTTTGCCTAGGGCCGGTCTCAGTAGGTCGTCGGCTACACCAAATTGGCGCTGCATGACGTCGACGCTGGCCTCGGCGGCGCTCGTGTCCTGCGCCAGTCCGAGGTTCTGCAGCGTGGTCGCTAGTTTCGCTGCTGCGGCCTCATCGTCGACGAATGCCTTGACGCCGTCGACCCCAAATTGCACCGCGGCGTATCCCGCTGCAGCGCCGGCGCCGATCAGGGCAGGGCCGAGCATTCCCGAGAGGGTGTTCGTGAGGTTACGGGTCGCGTTGCCGAACCGGCCTAGGTCCTCTTGTGCGTCCCTAAGTTTCGGGGTGAACCCCTTCAGGTCCATTGCCAGCGCGAGGTACAGGGTGCGGCTCATAGCGTGTTCCTGTTCCACTTCGCAGTAACGACCTCGGCGGCCTGCTCCCACTCGCGGAAGGCCTGCCGTGCGTAGGGCACCCGGTTATTCATCCATCCTGTTCCGTCGCCGAACGGAGGCCACTTGTTGCGCGCCCCAAGGAAGGCGGGATAGCGGACCATGTTGGTGCTGGCGCCTCCCGAGTATGAGCGCCGGTCCTTGCCGATGAGGAGAGCCGGCAGACGATCGGAGCGCACGCGAATCGAGGCCGCCAACTTGGGCCCCCACTCGCCTGCAGTGAGTGCCGCATTCTTCCAACTCGGCAGCATGTGCCTGGTCGCGATGTCGACCGAGGCGTGCCGCAGTTCGGCGCTTGCCTCTTTCGGAAGTTTCCGCAAGTCCTTGAGCACGGCGCCGAGGCCCTCGATGCGGAGGTCGGCTTGCTTAGCCACCGTTCAACACCTCCACAATCGTCGCTAGCATCCGAGGCTCGTATTCGATGACCTCGAATATGGGCCGGTTAATTCTTAGCGCGACCTGGACAACTAGACGGCGGGGGTCGCCGTCTTCGTAGGGCCCACATGTTCGCGCCTGTCGATGATCACTTTCTGTTCGCGTGCCCACTTCTTGACCGGCTTCAGGTCGAACGGCTCCGGGTCGACGAGTGTGCAGTACGCCGACAGCAGGTCGAGGCCTGCCGGGTAGGCCGTGACCTTCGCCTTGTCGCACATGTCGCGGTAGTCGACGACGTGGATCGTGAGGACGGTGACCTCGACGGGGTCAGTGGCCCCGTCGAGGTACACATCGAGGACGTCCCACATCTACGCGAACACCAGAACGCCGGTCAGCTGCGCGGTACACATCGCGACGCCGGTAGCGTCGAACGTGGTCTCAGCGGACTCGCAGTACATTGCGGCGCCAGTCCACTCGCCCGAACCGCCGTCGATAACGACAGCAATGCTGGCCCCTGAGTCGACGACGGCCTGCAGCGCGGAGAACACGCCAGCCGTGTCGTCGTACAGGAAGGACAGGGACACGGCGCTGATCAGGTCGGTCTGACTGAATGCGTTGCCGTCGAGTGTGCGCGTGCGGGTGATCGTCGAGGTCGACGTCACGGTGCCGGACGTCACCTGGGCGCTGTAGTCGGTGGCGCCGACAGTCACGGTGAACGTGGCGCCGGCGATCGAGGTTGCTGGCATGGCCTAACCCTTCATTGAGGCGGTGAGTGATATTTCGACGGTGATGATGGAACCTTGCGGACCGACGTCCATGAGCGTCGGGGGTCCGATGCTCGTAACGACGGCCCACACCGGCAGCGCGGGCAGGATGACGTCAACGGCGTCCTCGGCGTCGAGCTGCGCTGCGCTGTTCTTCCGAGGGTTGACGACGACCATGAGGCGCCACTGTGTGCGATAGGACAGGCGCCCTAGCCGCTCAGGGATGACCCACGGGGAGTCCGCCATGATCACGATGCTTGGCGGGATCGGTACGGGTGGTGTGCTCGTGTAGACCTTGTATCCGAGGCCGGTGACGGCTGCCGTGATCGCTAGGCGCGCCTCGGTCGTGAGCGCTGTCATCCGACCATGCTTTCGACGTTGAGATACGGCGCGATCAGCGCGGCCCGGCTCTTGAGCAGGATGCTGTTAAGCCGGTACGGGCTGGCCTGCATGTCGAGGCCGACGGACTCGCCGCCGGCTGCGAACCGTGCCTGAAAGATGTCGATCCCGATACCGAGCGTCGCTTCCTTGAGTGCTGCGGGCTCGGCTGCCAATGCGGTCGCAGTGATGACGGAGGACACCACTGCGACCGCTGCCGCTGCCACCTGGTCGAACGGGTCCGCCGCATAGGTGAGATCCAATGCGGTTGCCAGTTGCGTCCCGGTGAGCAGCGCCATGGCTTACGGCTCGACGACTCG